AAGCAGTTTTATAGCAAGACATGAACCTAACTATAAAAGAGCAAGGAATCAGGGTAAAACCATGAAGGATGGCGGTGTAATACTAGCCATGGCATTGTGGGGTTATCCAGGTATAAAAAGTTGGGTAAACCAACAAATCAATAAACTAGATAAAGGAGAATAACATGCCAGCAAGTCAAAGAGGCGGAATGAAGAAAAAGAAAAAGGGACAACGTGGTGGACCTAAGAAAGGCAAAGGTAGCAAAAGAGGATAGTGAATGGGTCAAATACTTTGCGAGAATTCGCAATGTATGTCCTTGGAGTTATAGACTTATGGATTCAATATTGGTTTGGGAAAATGATGAAACATGTTTAAGCACAATAGCATGTTTGTTTCCAAAAACTAAGTTTGAAGCCTTTGTATTCGTATACAAAAACAAAACAGCAGAACAGTTACAACAATTAGCAGACAAAATGAACAGTAAATATACACACAGTGAATTTTTATGGAGTCACCCGGATGAAGGTGGTGATTCAACTCATGTACCTTGTGTAATACAACAAGATCGTGATAAACTAGAAACATTAAGGGAGAACTTAGGTTATGTGGATGAAAATTAAACAATGCTGTAAGAGTATATGGCAGAAAATCAAAGATATGTTAGGAATGTAATATGAGTAAAAGAATTACCACCCAAGAATTACATAAAGAAATTGAGCAGATCAAAAACAATCATCTGGCTCACATGGCTGAGGACATAGATGAACTTAAAGATGCTGTTAAGGATAACAGAGAGTTCTTTCAAGGCAGGTTAGATCGCCTAGACAATAGAATATTTTGGATTCTTGGGATGGTTCTTAGTACTCTAGTAACATTAGTAGCAACAATCATTTCCAGCAATATGTAGCCACAAAAATTGGTATGTGTAAATATTTACATGGACCAAGAAACCAAAGACCTCATCACAGAGGCAGAAAAATTCATCGATAGATTAACAATCAAGAACCATATTGTATACCAGGTTAGAACGCACATAGACCGTCTACAACGCACGGGAACAGGCAAAGAGGTAGTAGAGCACTTCGTAGCATATAGTAGAGAACACAGAACAAAATCAACCTATTTAATTAAATTGCGTAAAGTGTTTTATTTCAATAACATGATCATAGACTCAAACTTATTCAAGTATGAGTATTGGAACAAAGCAAACAGGCAACACAGGTGGAATAAAGTAAAGAAAATAACCTATAACAGTAAACCAAAATGTCGAGATAAAAGACCCAATTTGGATAAATAATACTGTATTAAGATTATTCTTTAATAATGTTAATGCCATTTTTATTAAGCAATTAATGAATATGTTTAGGTCATTAAGTGTGAATACATTCGTAAACACATCTAATGAATCCATAATGTTGCCAAACAAAGGACCTAAACACTTTTTTTAATGGCATAGTAAATTTCCTAAAATATCGTAAACTTAAACCCCCTTATTTGACTCATCTTTTAAGGGGGTTTTTTACGGTTAGATGATAAGTATATGTGTAAGGCAATACATTATGGCAACACTCAGAACCCTTTTAACAAACAGAACATAAGACTGGCACGTCAGAAATAATTGTGCTGAGATCAAGGCTATATGCTGTGAAGTGTATAGGCTCAATAAGGATTAGTCTGTTATCCGAATACACTAGATAGTTTATAAACAATGTATGTACAGTGAACGAAGCATACACTAGGCCTTAGCAGGTGTGGAGTGAGTAAGAGATCCATTAAACTATGTGTAGAACAAATACCTGCTTCCTAAATGCGAGAACACAATGAAAACTCATGAGGAGGGAACTAATTGTTAGTTCCTTCTGACTTAAACTTCTAAAAACTCATGTTAAAAAATATTATACAAAGAAAATGATTCATGAAGCAACTTGTTTGCGAAATGAATAGGTCTTTAGACCTTTGTATAGTGGTTCAAACTAAATATCTACATGAAGTACAACAAATATAGGCTTAGAGAACAGTATAGAGGTACTATTGTAGACATAACTGTATAACATATGAATATTTCTGACTGATAAATCCAGATTATGATAAATATGTGTACAACGCATACAGTGGCGATAGAACACTGATTACAGGAGAACGCAATGTCAACTGAACATGAAGACTTTTCAGATAGCAAACCACTAACAGAAGAAACACGCAGTGAAGGTTCCAAAGCACATCAAGAAGCAATGGAAAATGATAATCATTATCGTGTAAAACAAGTCAAATACGGCGAAAAAACTGTCACAGGCAGAGTTATAGGTCGTAACAAAGTGGTTATACCAGAAGAAGAAGTAGCACAACTAAGTCAATATCACTGTACAAACAAAGAAATGGCAGACTTTTACGGGGTGCCCTTACAGACCTTTATGGACAACTTCCGTGATATCATCGACAAAAACAGAATTATAACAAAACAAAGGTTGCGTAAAGCACAATTAGACCTAGCACTCAAAGGCGATAGAGTAATGCTTATATGGTTAGGTAAAAACATACTTGGACAAGCAGAGTCACCGGTAAACACAGATAACAGTCAAGTGTTACCATGGCTAGACGAAGACACAGATAAATAACTATGTTGGTAGCACACCACAATATTAAACTTCTCCACGAAGTTATCCGGAATAATGTGTACTAATGTGTATAGTCCTCGTGCTACCAACACTTTAACGATATGAAGATACAAGATATAGAGAACCACAAACAGTTAAGTGATCATGAACTTAACAGAGACCTAAGAAACTTAATCAACGGCCAAGCATTTGCTGGCAATCCTTTCTTATACCATTTTCAACTAAAGAACTTAATGAAAGCCAAACGTGAGGGTGGCAATACACTATATGAGATATATGATGACAAAACAGCATGGGCAAAACTGTTAAGTGATACTAGTAAACGAGGTAGAATGGGGCCTAGTGCCGCCGGTAATGTGTTTGAATGTCACAGAATAAATCATGGCAGTATAGTTATGTTCAAGGCTCAAACAGCAAAGAAACTGTATGAAAAGTATAACGCAACCAGTGTGTTAGATCCTACAGCAGGTTGGGGCGGTAGAATGTTAGGTGCTTGGGCATTAGGTATTGACTATGTAGGTATTGACACAAACACAAACATGATGTCAGCATACAAAAACATGATAGAATATTTAGAATCACCTAGGCTAAAAATGTATTTTGGCAACTGTATAGATTGGAACTTTGCTCAGTTTGAATATGATTTTGTACTGACTTCACCACCTTATGTAAACTTAGAACTGTATGAACACATGGCGCCATGGCATAATGACAGAGACTTTTATGAAAACTTCTTTGTGCCATTGTGGCATAAGTGTAAAGATCATTGTGCTAAAGGTGGACACATAGCATTCAATATATCACCGGAAATGTATCAAACAGCAATCAACTATATACCAGAGTGCGACACAGAAGAAAACTTTGTACAACAACTAGGTCAAAACTCAAAGAAGAAAGGCGCAGATAAGATATATGTGTGGAAAGTATGAAGTTAACCGAATCACAAAAAACTATCAGCATAGACAAAAGCCGTTTTAGAGTTGTTGTAGCAGGTAGACGTTTTGGTAAAACCTTTTTAGCCATTAATGAATTAGCCAAGTTTGCTCGTTATCCTAATCAAAAGTGTTTGTATATAGCAACCACGTACCGCCAAGCAAAAGGTGTTATATGGGATGACTTACTACAGTTACTATACGAAAAGAACTGGGTAAAGAAAGTAAACTTATCAGACTTAACTGTTACACTGGTTAATGGTAGTATCATAACTTTGCGTAGTTCAGACAATAATACAGCACTAAGAGGTACTAAGTGGAATTTTATTTCACTGGACGAGTATGCTTCCATGGACCCTGCTACATGGGACAGTATACTGAGGCCCACACTAAGTGACACTGAAGGACACGCCTTATTCATTGGTACGCCGTATGGTAGGAATCACTTTTGGGACTTATATAACAATGCTAACACACTAGATGATTGGAGCAGTTATCAGTTTACCACAGCACAAGGTGGCAATGTAGCACCAGCAGAAATAGAGGCGGCAAAGAGAGATATGGCAGAAAGAGAATTTAATCAAGAATACAACGCAACATTCGAAGATGCGGCAGGCATAATTGCTTATGCGTTCACACAAGACAATGTGAAAACAGCACCACAGTTGTCACCTAGCAACGCACTACATATAGGCATGGACTTTAACACAGACAACTTTGCGGCATGTGTTATGCTACAAAACAAAGACACATTACACATAATAGATGAAATCATGTTACAAAATGCCAGCACAGGCGATATGTGTAAAGAAATACAACAGAGATACGGTAGACGCATGATATTTGTATATCCAGATGCCTCAGGTTCACAACGCAAAACCAGTGCCAATGGTATGACCGATCATCTCATATTACACAACGCAGGATTCAAAGTGCGTACACCCAAAACCAATCCGGCAGTCAAAGATGCTATTGCGGCAGTAAATAGTAGGTTGCGTAGTACAAGTGGAGACATAAAGTTATTCATAGATCCTAATTGTAAGAACACACTAGCAAGTATGAACAAGTTCACATACAAAGAAGGTAGTCGTGTGCCAGATAAGAGTTCAGGTTATGACCATATGTTTGACGCACTAAAGTATTGTGTATGGCAGTTATTCCCATTACAGCAAATGCGGTTTGACACATTACCAGGAAATAGATTTAGAAGTACAGGAGTAAGACCAAGATGATAAAAGGCGATAAAAGTTGGGGCAATGCACCTGATAAGAAAACATCACAGTGGAAGAAGAATGAAAGCATAATTGCTAAGAATCCATTCTTAAGAGCACAACGTGACAAGAAAGAAGGACTAGGTACAAGTAGTGCTATCAACACAGGCGTCAATGACGAACAGTACAAAGAGAACTACGATAAAATAGAATGGAGTAAGGATAAAAAAACTAAGCCTAAGTTCCGTATAAAAATAAATGGAAAGTACCAAGATGAAGAAGAGTAATTGGCATGGAGGTAAAGGCAGTACACCTCGAACAGATACCAGCAGTAAACAATATCAAGACAATTGGGAAAAGATATTCGGCAAAAAGCCAAAAGAAAACAATTTAAACAATGTGGAGTTTCCGCAAAGAAAGAACATAAACACCAGAGGCAAGTAAATATATAATATAGGAGATTACTATGAAAGCACATGAATTAGGTCTTAAGAGACACAAAAAAGCACTAAAAAGAAAGAACAAGAAGTATACAGGACCAAAGTATTCACATCTTGAACAAATGGTTATGTTAGAACCATTGTTAGCACGAGCAGGCATTGAATTGTTTGCTGAACAGAAGAAAGAGTTTAGACTACAGGAGACGACTAATGCCGGAAAAAACGAGTCAAAAACCAGTTTCGTCTAAGCCTAT